TACAGCGTATTTCGCGCGGACAATCGGGTTCACCAGGCATCCAATACTGGTGCTTTGGCGGGTTGTTGATGAACTCCACCAGCCCCGCCTTATCGGCCTCAAGCGCGGTGATGCGGGCTGTTGCTGTAGCGGAGGTGTTGACTGCATTTTCAACAAACTGGCCTGTCCAGCGTAGTTCTAGTTCGCGGCGCAATACGTTCAACCGCTCAACAAGATCATCCATCACAGTTTCTCCGGTGGGGTGGGGAGGGGTTGCCAGTGGGTTGGCTGTCGCGAGACTTCGTTGTAGCCGTCATACAGGACGCCACCCCAGGTCTCGACGCCGTAGCACCAACCTGAATATGGCTGATATTCGTCACCATTGACCCAGACCATCGGCATGACCTTTTCGCCATCAAAAGCGATGATCCACTTGCCATCCTTCGGCGCGCTCTCGATTGGTTGCCACTGCGTCACAATCCAGTCTCCTTTACCTGATGCCATGCTTGTCGGATTGACCATAGCCATGCGGGGATTAGGTGGGGCTTCACTTCACCAACTCCTGCAATTCAACGATCTTGGCGCGGATGGCCTCGCGGACCTGTGACGCGCGGTGATCTGGTATCGTGGACGGCCAAAGCCGCACGGTTTCCGATGTGACGCCAATCGTGCGCGCAAGCAAAAGCTGCGACCCGAAGGCTTTGACCGCTTTGTCTTTCTGCATTGTATTTCCTTTGTTGCTGCGAATTACCCTTGACCTACCCCAAATGATGCGCGTATGCAAGGGGTATAGCAACGGAGACAGCGAAATGACCACCCGCCCTTGGAACCACGAAAGCGGCGTATTCACCTGCGGAACGTGCGACGGCCTACAAGTAGTCGCCAGCCAGCGCCGTGGCACGGTGGACGATCCTTGCCCCGAAGTGCGGTGCCCTGATTGCATCGGGGTTCCGGTGGAATGTCAGGTGTGCGGCAACGATCTGGACGTGACCGGCTATGATTGCTTGGTGTGTGACACCGTGAACGAACTCCCCGATCTGGACGACGCAGCCGCCTGCGAGTTTGCCAATTCAATCATTCGCGCCTGTGCTGCAAAGCGGGCGTTTGGAAAGGCAAGCGCATGAACATCGACCAAGCCCTTATCGCCCTGTGCGAGAAGCATGATCTGCACTCACTGCAAATCAGCGTCATGGGGTCGGACAGTCGCTCTAGCGGCTATTGCTTCACAGCCTTTGCGCACTGGTTTCAGAACAGCTTTCAGTATTGCCGCCATTCGATGGAAGCCACCGCATCCGAAGCCATCGCCCACGCCATCCAGCAGGTCAACGAGGCCCGCGCTTGTGTGGTTGATGTGCCTGCGATGGAATTGGAGTGCGGGGAATGACCCGCGCAACAGGCTGGCAAGTCCGCCACACCGACGCGCCGTTTGAGCCTTGGGTCGCCAGCAATTTGGACACCGCGGAAACGGTATTCGGACGCGATCTGGACGACATCGCAGAACAGGTGCCGCCGTTCACGATTGAGCGCCACATTGCCGCCGCGCGCCGGGATATGGGTGAGTCTGAATGGCAGCGCCTCAATCGCGAGTGGCCCGCATGAACAACTACACCCCCCGCCGCGACTTCATCGGCGCGCTTCTGGCGTGTCTTGGGATGATCGCACTGCTTGCCGCTTTTTGGGTGGCTACTCCGAATTGAAAGGAATGAACGTGACACAAGCACCAAAGAATAAGCGTCTGGCAGAGCGTGACCGTGACGCGCTTATGATCTTTGCCAAAAAGCAGATCGAAGCCACCGAAGATCGCGCCACACTGGACACGGCTTACGAAGCCGCTGCCGATGCAATCGCCGCTCTTGTTCGCAAGGAAAATCCGCCTGCTGAAATGAAGGTTTTGGCAAAGTATAATCTTGCTGGGGCTGACGGTTGTATCAGTATTTCGTCAGGCGGCGGCGATTTCCAGCAGTTCGATTTCAACAAGGACGACCCGCGCATTCCGATGCGGCCATATTCGCGCCGTGGATGCGGCTACGGGAACCGCTCTCCGATCCTGATGGATGATGCAACGCATGAAATTCACAAGGCTTACGCGGGCGAATTGGCTAAATCACTAGAGCAGCGACAGAAGCGCTACAATGACTTCAAGGCGCTGATTTGGGGCACGACCACATTCAACGCGTTGGTCGAAGTATGGCCCGCCGCTGAAGCGATGCGTGAAAAGATCGTAGGCGCAAGCACTGCGCTTTCTGTCCTGTCTGATGAAGTGATCGACAGACTGAAAGCCGATCCCGCGCTGGCTGTCGCAGCCTAACCCCCATCGCCGCCGCAATGGCCGCAGGTATTATGGAAGGACCGTTGGTGTGAAACTGGCCACCGCAAAACAAGTGTCCCGCGTGGTCGCAGACCCGCACACCGGCAGGACAATCCGCGTCCCTGCGCACATTCTTGCACCAGAGCCACGTAAGGCAGCATTGCCCATGCGTGAGTGGCTGGCGCGACACCGTTAACCCCCTCGCCGCGTTGAAGGCGTCCACAGTGGGCGTCAGGCTTATTTAGGAAGTATCCCCCAACGGCATTGCCGCGCGGATGGTTCGGACGCCTGCCCGGTGGCGTTGAGGGATACCGGGCTATTTTCAGGAGATAGTATGAGCCGCATTGAAGAATACCGCAGGTTCATTGCCAGCCGCGCCGTTGCATCGCAAATGCAGGGTTTCAATCCGAAGCCAATCAACGGAATGGCTAAGGCCCACCAGATAGCCGCTCTCGAATTTGCGCTTAACCGTGGCAAGTCCGCTGCGTTTCTGGATACTGGCCTTGGCAAGTCGTTCATCGAACTGGAATTTGCCAGCCAGTGCGCGCAAGAAACCGGCAAGCCGTCATTGATTTTAACGCCGCTTGCTGTTGCTGGTCAGATGGTCCGCGAGGGCAATAAGTTTGGCATTGATGCGCGGCAGATCCGTGAACAATCCGAAGTCGGCGCGGGCGTTATGGTGGCGAATTATGAGCGCTTGCCGAAACTGGACCATGCCGCGTTCGGTGCGATTGTGCTGGATGAAAGCAGTATTTTGAAAAGCTACGCAGGCCAGACCCGCGCCCGGATTCAGGATGCTTTCGAACATGCCGAATACAAACTGGCAGCGACAGCCACACCCTCGCCAAATGACCATACCGAACTAGGTAACCATGCTGAATTTCTTGGCGTCATGCGCCAGCAAGAGATGCTTTCAAAGTGGTTTATCAACGATACCAGCACGGCAAGCCAAGACTGGCGATTGAAGGGTCATGCGCAAGAGGATTTCTGGCAATGGGTAGCGTCATGGTCACGTTGCGCAACGCTTCCCAGCGACCTTGGGGGCGACGATACGGGCTATGTCCTGCCAGACATTGACAGGCGGATGCACGAAGTTGCAGCGGATCGCAGTGACGATACCAATGGCCTTTTGTTCCGTATCCCTGAAATGTCCGCAACCAGCTTTCACCAAGAAAAACGGCTGACACTTCGCCAACGGTGCGAGCGCGCATCCGAACTTGCAACCCATGACAAGCCGGTAACGGTGTGGTGCGAGACGAACGAGGAAAGCGCACTGCTTGCCAGCCTTATTCCAGACGCCCGCGAAGTGCGCGGCGATATGGACCCGGATGCAAAAGAGGCGACACTTTTAGGCTTTGCCGATGGTGACTTTCGCGTCATAGTGACCAAACCCAAGTTGGCAGGGTTTGGCGTGAACTGGCAGCATTGCGCCCATGCTGTATTCGCCAGCATCAGTTTCTCATATGAGCAACACTATCAGGCCGTCCGCCGGTCACACCGTTTCGGGCAGACTGAACGTGTCCGCAATGATATTGTGATTAGCGACACCGAACGTAGCATCTGGGACGTAATCAACGCCAAAGGTGCCAAGCACGACGAAATGAAGCGCCGCATGGCCGACGCTATGCGCAAGGCGCAGTCCACCGTAGAAACCCGCGTTAAATATGAACGCCCGCTGGATCTTGCATTCCCGGCATGGCTCAAATCAGAAGGAACGAAAAATGAAGCAGCCTGAATATAGCGGCGCAAGCTGGGCATTGCACAATTCTGACTGCATTGAAGGCATGTATGCAATGCCGGAAAATTCCGTCGATTGCGCCGTGTTCTCACCCCCTTTCGGGGATTTGTTCGTTTACTCAAATTCCGAGCGCGACCTTGGGAATGCCGGAACTGGGCAGGCGTTCATCAACCAATACAAGTTTTTTGCAGAAGCGTTGACCCGCGTAATGAAGCCGGGGCGCATTGTGTGCGTGCATTGCACTGACTTGCCGATGCGCAAAGGGCGCGACGGGGCAATCGGATTGCAGGACTTTTCCGGTGACTTGATTAATGCGCACACGGATGCCGGCTTGATCTATCATGGCCGCGCTACGATCTGGAAAGACCCTGTTGTTGAGATGCAGCGGACCAAGGCGCTTGGGCTGCTTTACAAGCAGATCAGGAAAGACAGCGCGATGAACCGCGTCGGGATGCCTGATTACATGCTGTTTTTTCGCAAGGATGGAGATAACCCGGACCGGATCGAACACTGTGCACCCGGCGATACGAAAGAAGCCGTCAAGATTGCGCGCAACTGGCTGGATCATATGCGCCGCCAAGGGCTTTGCTCCACCGTTCCCGATGATGCACTGCTGCAAGAATTGATCGCCCATGCCGAATTTGACGTTTACGAATGGCAGAAACTGGCAAGCCCGGTATGGATGAATATCCAGCAGGGCAACGTTTTGAATAATTATCGCAATGGCCGTAGCGCGGATGATGAGCGCCACGTATGCCCGTTGCAGCTTGACACCATCGAGAACTGCTTGCGGCTATACAGCAAGCCCGGCGATGTTGTTATGGACCCGTTCAACGGCATTGGATCGACTGGATACGTGGCGCTCAAAATGCTGCGCAAATACATCGGCTTTGAATTGAAGCCGGAATATGCCGCTATCGCAGATCGCAATTTGCAGGAAGCTGACAAAAGCGTTGGCGACCTGTTCGGGGTGGCGGCATGACCACCCCACCACCCATCTGGTGCAACCACTGCAACGCGCATATCGCGCAATCAGCGGTGAAAGCCTGCCTGCGCAAGACCTGCGAACACAAGGACCGCAAGCCATGACGCCCGCGCAATTCCGGGCGCAATGCCTAGCCGAAGCTGAACGCCTATGCCTAGCAGACGTGACGCAGGATGAATACGAAGCTGGCGCGTTTGTGCTCATGGCGCTGGAAACGGCGGGGTTGTATTTTCCGGTTGACGTTCGTGGCCTGTGCAACGTAGGCTGCGCACTATGAAATACATTCGATACATCAAGGCATGTGAGGCGCGACGGTTGAACGCGATTAAAGCGGCCCGGTCCAAGCTGGATTTAGAGCGCCGCCGCATACTCAACCGCGCCCGGATGCGTATGGAAAGGGATGGCAAATGAGTGATCATTCGGGCGATCTGGACAGCGGCATGGGGAAACCCGCGCCAAAGGCCAGCGAAACGGTGGGTGGGGGCGGGAAACGAGGTGACGATATTGCAGCGCTGAAAGCCGCGACGATCAAAGGCCCGACGATCCTACTCTATAGCGGCAACTATTTCAGCTACGAGAAGCCGCACGATAGCGTGTGGACGCTGGAAGACATTGCTCACGGCCTTGCCATGACATGCCGGTTCGGTGGGCAGGCGCGGCGCTACTATTCGGTGGCAGAGCATAGCGTTTATGTGTCGCGGCTAGTCCCGCCTGAACTGGCTTGGGATGCGCTGATGCATGACGCTGCCGAGGCGTTCATTTGCGACATGCCGAAGCCGCTCAAGGAAATGCTGCCAGACTATAAGCGGATCGAGAAGCACGTCGAAAGCGCAATCGTGGAGCGCTACGGCCTGCGCGACCCGATGCCGCCAGAGATCAAGATGGCGGATATTCAGATGCTTCGCGCCGAGCAAGTCC